ATCTGGTTTTTTTTGTTCTGGATTTTTTACTGGATCGGTTGGGATAAATTTATCAGGGTGATATTCTAGAGGTTCAAAAGATGGAAAGTTAACAACAGGATATTCTAAAGATGGTTTATCAATAATATCTAAAGTTGTTGGATATTGTTCCCATGTCCTTGTTTTAGGAATATAAATTTCTTTTATTTTTATCTGCGGAATTTCAATTCTTGGTATTTCCAAGTGGATTCACCTTATTTGTTTCTGGTAACTGTATAGATGGCCCTGTGACATCTGGTAAAGTACTTTTCATAACATCAGGTAACTTGTTTTCTAGACTGCCCATAATTTTGTTTTTAAGTGTTCTTTCAAATTCTGGACTTTGCATATAGCGAATTGCAACATATCCAAAAGCTGCCATTGAAAGCGACATTAAAAATGACAAAATGGAAATAATTTTTATAATGCGGTCTAGCATTTTATGTCTAAAATAATTTTAGTTACAGCACCACTTACTCTGATGGTACTGTTTCTTCTTGTAGGGTTGATGCCTTTGTATCTGATAGCTGGTTATCTTCGGATTTTGACATCTCCAAAATCTGCTGATCCAACAACTTTATCGCGCCAGTAATCTCATAAAGATTTGCAAATTGTTTTTCTTTTTCGAACAACAGTTGCTGTTTTGTTTCTTGTAATTTTTGTAAATCCATAAACTAAGCGTATAATCCTTTACCTTTAGTTATAGCAGCATCAATATCTGTAAACGATTCGCCTGTCCATATTGATGTTGTCCCATCAGTTTTTGTATAAGCTTTGATAATTTCAAGATGTTTTACATTTCTTTCTATCATTGCTTTCCATTCTGTCTCAGTACCAGAAAAGCCTGTTCTTGATGTATATGCTGAGTAATTTGCATCTGCATTAATTAAAGTAACGCTATGACCAGCAGCCGTGTAAATTGCTGCAATTTGATCTGTGGTTTTTTCTTCCATAGTTAAAAAATAAACTAATTTTAGTTTACCCTGCTTCGAGGGCTGTGACTTTTGCTGATAATTCTTGAACTGCTTTTACTAATATTGGTACAAATTTGCCATAAGAAGCTTCTAGTTTTTCTGGATTGGATTTATAGACAGCACCAATATAATCATTTTTATCACCTAAAGCTGCATCAATTTCTTGTGCTATAAACCCAAGTTCTGTCTTCCCATTATTATCACTAGGTTCACGCATTGCCCAAGTAAACTTTCTCGGTCTAAGCGCATTTATTAGATTAAGGCCATCTTCTGAATCAACAATATCTGTTTTGTCTCTTTCATCAGAAAGTGCGCTTATTGTTTGAACTTGACAACGGATGGCAGTAATACTTGAATTACCAAGAGTAATTTCATTGGTTGCATCATTAGCTGAAGGGTCTGCGGCAAAACCAAGAGATGTGCAATTTGAGCCTGTTGTTATAAGATCACCTGCTGTTGCTCCTAAAGCAGTGTTTTGTGCGCCAGTAGCGTTTGTTAGAGCATTATGTCCTACTGCTGTACTATTGTTAGCTGAAACATTTGCATCTAAAGCATCAAAACCCACAGCAGTGTTATTTGTACCAGTCGTATTATTATCTAGAGAACCAGACCCAACAGCTGTACATGGCCCACCAGTTGATTGTGCGCTTAAAGAGTTAAAACCAAGAGCAGTACTGTTACTTCCTGTAGTGTTTGCATCTAAAGTGTTATAGCCAATAGCGGTATTATTGTCTGCGGTAGTGTTTAAATCTAA